GACTCACGATGGACTTCAACGCCGGTGAGTTGAACAACGTCAACTACACCCTTGAAGGCATCAAATTCTATTTCAACCCGATCGAAATCACGTCATCGACGCGGTATCTTGACTTCACCGATGACGGCGGCGCAAAAGCTGCAGTTGTGGCTGTCAAAGTCTACTCCGACCCCCACGAGTTGGCAGACGCCCTTGAGACAGCGATGACCTCTGTCGGCGATCCCGGTCAAGTTTTCAGCGTTTTCTACAGCGACACCTTGGGTAAATTCCAAATTGAAGTCGACACGGGGACTTTGGAACTTAACCACGCAACCGGTCCAAACACTGCCAACAAGATCGGCGGGAAACTCGGATACGTTACGTCTTCTGATGACACCGGGTCTTTGACATACACTGCAGACAATGCCCAAAACTATGCTTTCCCATACACACCTTCCTACGACGCGGCTGACCCGACAGTCGGTAAGTATATGGAAGCCATGCTTGGCGACGCCGTTGACTACGTCTGCTTTGAGGCGTCATCTGTTTCGATCTCCGGCACCAACGAACGTGTGGTTTTGGGTAGCTTGTGCGCTGAATCCGGCCGCTCTGGGTCGCTCATCACGGCACGCACGATTGAAATAACAATTACGGCGCGTCTTCAGAAGTACGATGCAGACGTGTGGCGTCGTTTCCGCGAAAGCACCGACACCAAGTTCCAAGTTACCGCAGGTCAAAAATCTGGTGGCAACTGGGTCGCTGGCAAGGTTGCTTACGCTTACTCGCCGACGTGTTCTGTAACGTCCTTCTCCGTCTCCGACGAAGACGGCGTCGCGGTGGCAAACATCGGCCTGCGCTGCTTTGTGAACTCCTCTGGACAAGGTGAGTTCTACATCGGTACGCTCTAAGGCAAGGCGTCGCCGATGGGGTCTTTCGTGTAGGGATATATGAAGGGGCGGCGACGCCCCTTTTATTTTGAGACATATGGAGACAAGCGAAGATGAAACAAAAGTTTAAACCTGAAAGTCTGCCAGCCGGCTACGCTGGGCACGTCGTCATTCGCATGCCGACCTACGGTGAACGATTGTCATTTTTCAGCGAAGACCTGATCGACGAAACAGACGGCACCCCGGGCGAAGAACCTCAGAATGACGCGGAAAAGGCTGCACAAAAGCGGCGTATGGCCAAGCGTTCATCTCTTTTGATGCAAACCGTTGCCAGCCGGATGGCTGATTTCATTGTCGAAGTCGACATTGTTCGCGAAAAAGACAATTTCAAGTTTCAAACTTTTGAACACCTTAACTACGACTCCGATATGGTCCCAGTGTTGACTGAGATCGCCGGCCGGATCATCGGCAAGTACGAAGTTGGAAGCCCTTCCTAGCCTCAATCCGGCGTGCGGTGCGCCTTTCCTTTCAAGGGAAAGGCCTCCGTTACGGCGGGGTTGAGGCAAACGAAGTCGTGCGCGACTATGTGGAGAGGAAGAGACTTGCTAAACTGGGGATAGTGGTCAACGTCGAAACCCTACCCGCTGTCACCGTCGATAGGTTCCTCGAAATTGACCGCTACCTTGACGAGTTGGAAGAGGAAGAACGCAAAAAAGAAGCCTTAAAAAGCAAGGTGAAACGTGGCAGATAGCGCGGAACTTAAAATCAGTTTTGACACGGCCGAAGCCCTCAAAAGTCTCAAGACTTTGGAGCGCAACTCGACTGAAGCGGTTTCCAAGATTGGTAAATCCTTCGACACACTCAAAACTGTTGCCGCTGCAGCCCTTGCGTTTGCTGGCAGCCGCGCCGTTGCCAACTTCTTTTCTCAAGGGATTGAGTCCGCAGTTGCGCAGGAGAAGGCCCTCGCGCGCCTCAACCTGCAACTCGAAGCCACCGGCGAAGCTGGAGCGGCCGCATCAAAACAGTTTGAAGACCTCGCAAACGAGATTGAGGCGACCTCACGCTTCCAAGACGACGCTGTTTTGTCTGCTGCCGCGCTTGCCAAAGCTTACGGCCTGACAAACGACCAAGCATTAAGCCTCACACGCGCCGCTGCAGACCTTGCCGCCGCGACTGGTGACAGTCTTGAAGGTGCGGTTCAGTCCCTGACCAACAGCTACGCCGGCAACATCCGGGAACTCGGGAAACTCATCCCCGAGGTTCGCGGTCTGACAAAGGAACAACTTGCCTCGGGAGCGGCAATCAACCTTGTCGCAAAGAGATTTGAGGGCGCAGCCCGTGGCGAGGTTGAAACCTTCGCCGGCGCGATTATCCGCGTCCAGAATTCTGTCTCAAACCTCGCAGAGGCATTCGGCCAAGCCATCATCGAATCAGGATCCTTGCGCGAGGTCTTTAAAACGATCGCCGATTCTATCGCGTTTATCCAAGGCGGCGTTGATAACAGCCGCTCAAGCATTACTGGCGCGATCAACTCTTTGATCAGCTTTACCTTGGCCGTCGCATCAGTTCTGACGGATACAGTTGACGCAGTTTTTAAAGCTGTCAGCCGCGCAATTGAAGGCATTGCAAGACTTATCTCGATCTCTATTGAACAACTTAGAAAGCTTTTTAACTTTGTAAGCCTAATTAAAGTCGACGCCATCGACAACGCCTTCAAAGGCGCAGCTGGTGCGGTCGAAAACTTCGCCGACGGGTTGCAACAGGCTGAGAAAAATAGGGACATCCTCGCCAAAAACTTTCAAGGTCTGCAACTTCGCATCGCAAAGGCCGGGGAGACTGCAACAGACTTTGGCAAAAAGACTGAAGCGGCAAACATCAAAGCTGGCCGTTCGTTTGTCGAGGCGGCAAAAGACGTCAAAGACTTCCGCGACGAGGCCCAGAAGTTTGTCAACGATACGGTAAAGGCAAGCTTGGACGGCATCGACAAGATCCGTTTCGAGGAACGTGAACGCTTTGCCGAGCTTGAAAAATTCTACAAAAAAGGCGCACTTTCAGCCGAAGAGTTTGCCAAAACACGCATCGCCATCGAAGAAAAGGCGATCAAAGATATCGTCAAGTTTGAGGAAGAAGAGCGTAAGAAAACTGGCGAAGCTGCCGCAGGGTTTATCGGCCCACTTGCCACAGGGATCAGCCAAGGCGCAGAAGGTGCTGCGGGGTTTATCACAAGTTCTCTTGCCCAAGCTGGCGACCTCCTTCTCCCCGGCATCGGGCAAGCTGTTAAGCCACTTCTCGACCTTTTCGCTCAAGGGCCTGAGGCAACAAAGGCTGCGGTTCAAGGATTTGTTGAAGCAATCCCACTCGTCATAGACGCGATTGCTGAGTCTATCCCTGTCTTCGTTGAAACCCTTGTTGATGTACTCATCACAAAAGGCGGTGCGGTTCGAATCGGTGTCGCCATCGCCAAGGCAATTGCTGAAACCCCGTTTAGGCTTGTCGGAACTTTGATCGGTAATGCGTTCGGGATTGAGGCGCAGAAACTTTTCAATGCCCAGCGTCTTGGAACAATCATTGGCGGTGCTTTTCAGGTCGCAGGCGGGAAAATAGCTGCAGTCTTTCAAAGCTTTGCCGCAACTTTTAGCCAAGGCATCAACCAAGCGTTCGTTCAAGGTCTTGAAAACCTTGCGGCCGGATCAATTTCCTTTGTCAAAACGTTTGTCCAAACCGTCCTTTCAGTCTTTAGCAGTTTCTTTAACCAACTATTCAGCTTTGTTGCCAGTTTACCGAACATTATCTTGACCGGAATTAAAGACGGGATCCTTGCTGTCGGTGACGCAATTATCAACTTCTTCCAAGGTGCGCTGAAGTTTGAAGAGCCAGCTTGGATTGAAAAGCTGCGCGAGATTTTAAACGCCGGCATTGGCGGCAAATCTGGACTGGGCGGCGCAGGTGGTGCGATCTCAAGTGGGTTCCAGTCAATCCGCAGAGGTCTTGGCTTTGCCAACGGCGGGATCTTTGAAGGCCCTGACACAGCCCTGACTCTGACGCGGCCGGATGAAATGCTTCTAAACCCACGCCAGCAGTCAAACCTGTTCCGGCAACTCAACTCGGGAACCGGCGCGTCTGATGCGTCTCTGCCGATTCTCGTCAAGATCGCGTCCCTTCTCGAAGCAGGGATGACGGTGGAGACTGACATCAACATTGGGTCTGATAAACTTGCGACCGCAATTCTCAACCTCAACCGGCGCAATGCCCGCCTCGGAGTATAAGTCATGGCTGTTGACGGTGCGGTCCGCCTTTGTCAAAACAACTTCCTCGCAGCGAGTTACGCCACAGTCACCTTCTCATCAGGCGTGACCGGCTCTCTTGGCGCAAACGCTCTGCTTCCAGAACGCCATAAACGTTGGATCCCTGCCGGCGCGTTTGAAGTCACGTCGTCAAACAACACGATTTACATCAACGACGGGTCAAACAAGACCGTCACTTTGACCGCTGCGACGTATACTACTGGCGCATCCTTGGCGTCCCACATCCAAACTCAACTCAACGCGTCGTCGTCGCTCTGGACTTGTACATACTCCTCGACGACTTTCAAGTTCACCATTGGCCGCTCGTCTGGGACGCGCAGTTTGCGCTTTACCCAGACGACAAACGCTGCGTGGGGTATGCTTGGTTACACCAACGCCGTTGACACTGACCCTGGTACAGGTCTTACTGCGGCAAACGTGCGCCGCCATACGTCTGAAAAAGTCACTGTCGATTTTACAACTGCAGTGACGCCAAAGTTTTTCGCCTTGATTGGCCCTGCAGATGACGACACGTATCTGACTTCCAATGCGACCGTGACGATCAGGGGTAATATTACGAACAGCTTTTCATCACCTGCCATCACGATCAGCGCAACAATTGAGAGTGACGGGTCATTCTTCAAATTCTTCGACGGCCTGACGACAACGTATCGTTACTGGCAGATCGAAATCTCAGACCGCGAGAATGACGAGGACGTCATTTCCATCAATCAACTCTACCTCGGCGACTATGTTACGCCTGCGACGCGTAACTTTTCGCCCGGTTTTTCGGCTGTCCACGAGGATCCTGCCCTTGTTCAGGCCTCGACTTCGGGCGTCCAGTATTACCGGGTGTTGCCCAAGTTCTGGCGGTTTGAGTCTTTGACCGCTGAATACGTCTCGGATGACGACATTGCGGAACTGCGCCGCGCCTTCCGTGAACTCGGGGCCTCGGTCCCACTTTTCGTCAGCCTCGACCCACTCGCCCAAGTCTCGGCCTCGGTGGGCGAGTTTACGAAGTATATGCGGTTTGAATCGCCGGCACAGATCAACCATATTTTCAGCAACTACTACGCCTTCAACTGCGTGTTCCGTGAGGTCATCGGATGACGTTTCCGCAGTCACAACTTTGGAAAGTCATCGACGATACGACGAATGAGCCGTTAGGGTCGTTTCTGATGACGTCCGCCGATGCGGATTTGCGTTACATCACTTTGCCGTTGCTGAAAGTCGGGACGATGGCAGGTGCAGAACAGTTTCGCCTGAGGGTTTGGACTGACGCAGCCCTGACAGAAGTTTACGTCATCTCCGATTGGACTGTTTTGGGCGGGGTAATTCCTTCGACTGGCGCATGGCGTGGTGAGGTTCGGTTTGATTTCAACTTTAAACCCCTTGCCGCGTCGAGGGCGTACTACCTGACAGTTGATAGCGCAAACTACACGAGAAACGGCGACACTTTTTACGTCGCCTTTGGTCTGAACTACCCGTTTGAACTTGTCGGTTCAGGCTACGGCGGACCTTGTGCGTCCGTTTACGTTAACCGGAGGGTCAGCTATGGCGTTGGTTGACGTTAAAGAGAACGCCAAAACCAAGCGTTTCATGTTGGTCCGTATCCGCGTCAGGCGTTACGTCTCCAATGACGCAGTCAGTATCGGCGGGAGTGATTATAGTCTGACCGCACCGGGGTTTGTCGCTGGGATGACGATTAACTCAACCGCGTTGACCCAAGTCACTTCACTGTCTGGGAACAATCAATACACGTTTAACGAGTCAACAAACGCGGTAACTCTCCGCCTTGCTTCTGCGCCCAACGGGACGTCTCAAATCCTTTGCCTCGACTACTTCATTTTTCTGACAAGCGGTGAGGCCCTGTATTGGCACTCAAACCCAGACAGCACGTCAACGTCGCGGGTTGAGTGGTTGCCACGGCTGCAGACTCCGCCGACTGTCAACCAGTCAATATCGTCTGTCTTGGACGGCGGCGTCTTCACATTTTCTGCAGGATCTTTTGACGCAGCCAACGCCGACTCATACTTTGACACGTTTCTTTCCGCAGACGACAGCTACCGTGACGCGCCAGTTGACATTTGGATCTGCTACGACGAGGTTGGAAACAGGCGCAAAATCTTCAACGGTGCGTGTCAGTCTATTGCCGTTAACGACTCGGTTATCACGTTCAGCCTGTATGACGCATTTTCGCCGCTGTCGAAGCCCGCATTCATGGGAGACACTGCCGAGGAATCTTACTTCCTAAAGCAAACAGGAAGTTTCCCAAACATGTTCCCCGGGCATCAAGACAGGGTTGTCCCACTTTTTTATGGGAAATCGACGCGGCATCGTCTGAAACCGGGGCTGATCAACCTGTTCCAGTTTTTGGACGAGTCAGCAATGCCGGAGGCAAGCTGCACAACTTACACCGCTGCATACTCCAACTCAAACAACCGCGAATGGGGTTTGTGTCGCCTTAGTCCCGGCGGTGTTTTGACAGCATTCATTGACACAACAAACGCAGTTTCTTTGAGCTATCAATCTCAAAGCGGCGGGCACTACTACACACTTCAAATACCAATAGCTGACTTCGATCCATTCTATTGCCAAGTCGGTTTCACGTTCAAAATTACAGAGGCCGCCAAACCGACAAACTATTACCGCGTGGTTCGGATTGACGAAACTGGTGCAAACAAACGCATCAGACTTTGGGAACCTAGCGTCGGAACAAACCCACTTTATACGACAAGTGCAACGTTCAGCACGTTCCCCGGTGTTGCACTCAACCTTGTCCGCGACGGTGTTTCTTACGCCCTGATGTATGAGAGAGACTATACGATCACAGGCAATGCGACGACTGGCGGGAATGTTTACTATGAAGCGAATCTGGTCAGTAACTTCGAGTCAACTTTCAGCCTAGGTGCGGTAAAACCTGGCGAAGATAAACTCTATTACATGATGTACGGAACTTTCACCGACGGCCTTGTTGGGACTTTTCTGCAAAACGCGATTGAAGGGTCTGGGATCACTTGTGACTCGACGCCGTTTACCGCAATCGACAGCGCACTTCCTTTGGTTTACACAGATTTAGGTATCCCAGACTTTGACGAACAGGATTATCCGACCTACTCAGAAGTTTTGGCCAAGGTATTGCGTTCCATCCTCGGTTACGTCCGCCTTAACACGTCCGGGCAGGCGCAGGCGTATCTGTTTTCTGCGCCTTCACCGGGTGACACATACACCGATTCAGACATTTTGAACCTGTCAACAGGGTTTGAATACAGGGATCTTGCGACCAAAGTCATTGCCTACAACCCGAGTTCCTCAGAGTATCTGAACGAGGCGTTGGAATCTTCACTGACAGACGACAGTACGCGCGCGCAGTTTCTCAACCGCGCCTCAATTGACACGCGCCTGCGGCACGTTTTGACAGACATCTCAGACCGTCTTGAGGAAATTGTGCGCCTTCGCTCGCGCCCGTATGTGACCTACACCTTTCAGGTCGCGTCCAAGGCAGTCGAACAAAGTGTTGGCGACGACATCGAACTACAGTCTGCGCAAGTTGCTGGCGGGACAGTTGACCTTAAAATCATCGGCCTTGAATTCAGCACCGACGCAATCACCGTGACGGGGACGCCACTTGAAGGCCTTTCCGCAACAGACGTTTAAGAGGGTTTAGACATGGCACTTGGCGAAATTAAATCACTTCAGGTCGCAGAAGGCATCGTGGTAACAGCCCCGTCTGGCGCGCCTTTGAAGATTGACAGACTGGAACTTGTCGAAGGTGCTGCACCGGCTACCCCGCCGTCTGGATCAATGTACGTCTACACCAAGACTGACGGTCTGATTTATACCAAAGACGACTCAGGAGTTGAAAAGACCTACCACCCGACGACTGTCGACATCAATTCGATTACCGGCACTTTGAACATAAACAAAGGCGGGACTGGGCAGACGTCAAAAACCGCAGCGTTTGACGCCCTGTCACCGTCAACAACCAAGGGCGATTTGATCGGCTACGACGGTACAGACAACGTGCGCGTTGGTGTAGGCATCAACGGTCAAGTCCTAACTGCAGACTCTACTGCAGCTTCAGGTGTCGCATGGAAAGAGGGCGGTGGAGGCGGTAGCGGAGGCGTCAACTTCATTCAAACAAACAGCATCGAATGGAACTTTGAGGCGACCTCAAACGGTGCAAACCCTACCGGTTGGACGCGGTATACAAACTCCGCTGCGACTCCGCCAACGACTTTTGCCGCAGGATCACCTAACGCCGACTGGACTTTCCAAGGGACAACGACAACACCTTTGTACGGGTCTGTCTCAGGCCTTCTCACAAAGACTGCAAACAACCGCCAAGGCCACGGTATCGCCTCGAATGCAATGACGTTTACGCAAGGCAGTTTGAACGACGTCAACTATATCTCCATCAATTACGATTTCGGGTCGACGTCAATCGCGTCAGGCGACCTTGTCGTCTACATCCTTGACGTCACCAACTCGACATTGATTACGCCATCAGTCGTGAACTTTCCGACCGCAGGGAAAGGTGTTTACCGCGCGTCTTTTGTGACGACTTCTTCCACGTCATATAGGCTCTACATCCATCAAGCGACGACTGCTGCGACGGCGTTCAGCCTTGAACTTGATCAAATTGTTGTTGGCCCGGGTCAGGCCGCAGTTGTTGGTGGCGTGATAGGGCCGCAGACAAGTTACAGCCCGACTTTGCAAGGCTTCGGCTCCGCGTCATTCGATTATGCGACTTGGCAGCAATTTGGCCCGACAATGAGGGTCATTGCCAGATTTACAACTGGGACAGCTTCAGGAGTGGAGGCAAGATTTGGCTTGCCTACTGGCACGACTGCGTTTGTCCCGGCATCATCTACAACCCAATGCGGCACATGGTGGGTAAATAATAGCGCAGGGACGACATTAAAAAGCGGCAGTCTTATAGCCGCCAATGGTCAAACATACGTTGGATTTACAAATTCCGACTACACAACATCTGGAGCCCCTGCCACTAGGCAGAACGACACATTTATCGGGTCTTCTGCTTTAGTGTGGGTAAGGTTTGACATATCTATCGCCGAATGGGCCGGAGCTTCTGTCGGAATCGGCCAAAATGATGTGGAGTATGTCAGCAACTCATCAGCGACGGATGCTGCTGACACGACGTCCTTTGTTTACGGTCCTGCCGGATCTGTCGGCGTCATCGGGACGACAACTCTGGGGGCGACCCGTACAAAAAGGGTAAGATTTCAGAATCCGATTCAACCAACAGATCAACTTACAATTGAAGTTTTAGACTCCGCTGGCGGCTGGTATCCAGCAGCAACCAACAGAGCCGGAGGGTTGCCGTATCTCATTCAAAACAGCATTGAATACGGGATTTACTTTTACACGGTAAACTCAACCGACGTCGATGTTGCTTTCGGGCAGTACGCAAGGGCCAGCGGCGCATCATTTGGCGCAGCTGGTCAAAACTGGAGCGCAGTCACTGCTGTCACTCGCTGGCGTCTAAAGAAAACAGCTTCAGGAATCCCCGTGGGGTTTGGTCAAGCGACTGCAACACAATCCGGACTTGTCTCCCTGAGTAACTCTTTCCTAGCGACGACAACTCAACCGGGCTTTACCTACAGGCAATACGGCGTTTACAACCTTTCTCAGGCCGCTTTGACTGACGCGACTTTGACAGATGTCAGCGGTAGTACGATTGTTCTGCCAGCAGGGACTTACCTTATTGAATACACCGCAGGTTGCCGCGTTGACTGGACTGTAACACCGACAAGTGTGGAGTTTGAGATCTACATCACAGACAACTCAAATAACGTCCTGGGTTCAGGAACAGCGGCTGCGTCTGGCACAGCCGCGCCAGCGACAGCGACTTACCACCGCGGGAATATTTCCGGACGCGTCGAAGTAACCCTAGCATCATCAACAACGTGCAAGATGCGTGCTTATATCGACGTTACAGGTGGGACTATCTCATCCCGCGACGTCTCGCGCGGGTCTTGGGTTGCAAGACGTATCGCATAAAGGTGGTTGACCAATGTTGACTCGTCTCGTTACAATTTTAACTGCTTGTCTGGTCTTCTCTTGTGGTTCGCCGCAGGAGAAGCCGGACAGGCTTACACCTGACGAGTTCTTGTCAGCCAAACACTCTGAAGCCAGAACACGCCTGAACAACTTCCTCGACCCAGACCCTTGGGTAGTTTCCGTTTATGACAACGGCCGCATCGAACACACGGGCGATTCCCTTATTTGGACCGGAATCCTTCTCGCATCCCTGCCGTGTGACCCTGAGGCTGAAGCCTTGACCCTGTCGCTGCAGCAAACCCTCTGGCAGTCGATGGGTGAGATCTACCGCCACCCGACTTTGCCGGACAAGATCAGCCTCGACGGTGCGATCGGCCTTTACCGCGGCATCTCCTCCCAAGTTCACCGCTGCACTTGGGCCAAAGACCTATGGCGCGAGTGGGTCTTGAGCCACCGCAACTTCCTCGCCTTGAACGACTCAAAGCTGAACAAGGCGTCCGAAGTCCGCCTCGAAAACGGTTTCGAAATACTTTTATCCGCACTTCTCTACAGCCTTGGCGAAGGCTCGCGCCCGAGCTCCACAGATTCTTTTGCCGCCAAGATGACTGCATGGGCTGCGGCGGTGCGGTTTTCCAAACCGTCTTGTTTCCGCCTTCATCTCGGATACCAGTCGCTGCGTATCCTTGACGACACAGGTGTTGGCATCAGCCCACGCCAACGCGCCATCTGGTGCGAACAAGCAGCCGGCAACGACGTCCCACTCATCGATCATTACTGTGGCCGGAAAGACATTCGCCCGTGGATTGAGGCGTTCTCATACAACACTTGGGAATATCGCCATCAACGCTGCGGCGACTGGGAGAAACCAGACGGCAAGACTGGGCTGGAGACGCCCGGAATCGATTTGATGCATGCTATAGTCGAAGCATACACGCCAACCACATTTTTGAAAGGATTCAGTCATGGCACAAGGTATTAAGGAAACGCTTGAGATGCTCGCCCTGATCGAGGAAGTCGGCCTCGCCCTTGAGAAGGCAAAAGAAGATGGGAAAGTCAACTGGATGGACCTCCCCAAATTCGCGCCTGTTCTCTCGGCTGGCAAAGCTGCGATCGAAGGCACGCACATGATCTCGGCCGAGATTAAAGACTTGTCCGTGGAAGAGATTCAGGCACTGGTCAGCAAGATGACTGTTGCAATATCTGCCCTGATCAAGGGAATCATGGCAAAATAAAAGAGCCGTCAACGCATCAACGGCTCTCCATATTGGGCTGGGCAGGGTTTTAATCTTGTCCAGCCATTTCCTTTTCAAGTTCACGCTTCATCAACTCTAGTTTGGTTCCAAGCTTCGAGTAGTCGTGAGACGCGCGCGCTTCCTTCAGCATCTCGTAAAGCTTCTGCCGACGCTCACGCACTTTGGTGTGGTCACCCTTTTTGATGAGGCCGAGGATAAAATTGACGAGTGCGATAAAATCAGGGATCGCCCTGACGATTGACACGATCAATGAAATAATGGCCAGCGCGCCCATGGATTGTCTCCAGTATGAATTCAGTTAGTTCCGAAATATCGACGTTATATTTGCCTTCAACATGCGCCGCCATCCAAGCCAGATAGTCTTCAACAATTCCAACGTCGACCAGATCAGCAAACGGCATGTCATCTATTGCCCGACCCTTTTTCAAGGTCACGTATTCGGTGCTCATGTTCCTCGACCCTTTTATGGTAGGAGGACGTGCGCTCAACCAAAACAGAAATCTGTGCATTCAGGTTCGAGATGGAACTTGTCATGTCGCGGATATCGCCGCGTACCGAAGAGATAAACCAAAGGGCCGACCCGGACACTGCCGCGATGAAGACCTGTTTTAAAATCTCTGTGTTTTGAACGTCCATCATTCTTTAATTCTACGGCCAATCGAGACGCATGAAAAGAAAACCGTGCTAGACTTTTTGATAGGGCACGCGCCGCACACATTTGGTCCGCTTCGGGTGAGGAAATTTCACTATGCGTATCGGTGTATTGGGAGACATCCACGCGCCGTGGGTCCATTGGCGGACAATGAGACGCGCTGTCGACACTCTCCGCTTTCTCAAACCGGAAGTCATCGTACAAGTCGGAGACGCTCGCGACTTATACTCTTTCGCAAAATTTCCGCGTTCACATAACGTAATCACACCCTTGGAAGAGTTGAAGCAGGGGACGCGCGCTCTTGAGGAAATATTTGACATGTTGCGGCGCGCTTGTCCGCGTGCGCGCATCGTGATGCTTCTCGGCAATCACGACGTCCGGCCACATAAACGCATCATCGAAACCGCACCTGAGATGGAATCCATCGTCGGCCTTCACGAGTATTTCCGCTTCGAAGGTGTTGAAACTGTTTTCGAGGATGAGTGGTTCTACGGCGGGATTTGTTTCATGCACGGCTGGCGTTCGAAGCTTGGCGATCATGCGATGCACAACGGCATTTCAACTGTCTGCGGCCACTCCCACCGTGGCGGGGTTCACTACTTCAGACGTGGGAAAAAGACACTATGGGAGCTTAACGCAGGACACCTTGCAAACCCTCTGACGCCCAACATGTCCTACGCCAAACAGCGGACGTTCGCGACGTGGACGCACGGTCTTGGATGGATAGACGACTTTGGCCCGAGGTTTATACCGTTATGAAGATGAAAGACTTTCCAAAGGAACTTGTCATCGGCGGTAGGACTTGGGTCGTCAAGTTTCGACGTGTGATTGAAGGCAACCCGATATATCTCGGCATGTGCTACTTTGAGGAAGCGGAGATCCATATCCGCCTTGGTCAAAGCCCGCGCGAAAGACTTGCCACACTCTGGCACGAAATTTTTCATGCCTACGAATGGGAGTATGGCGTGAAGCTTGGGCACAAGATCATCCGAAAACTTGAATACGCCCAGTCAGATTTTGTCTTGGAAAATTTCTGAACGCTTACGCTTACTGTCTTGAGACAACGCACTGGTCGCAAAAGTAGACCCAACTGCGACGCCAAAGACAAACGCCGCGACGGCGAAGATTGACGAAAACCCTGCGACCAAGAAAATTTCGTAAGCCATCACGCAGTCTTCTCCATATATTCTTCAAGAAAGTTTCGAATTAAATTCGCAACCGACACGCCACGCCGCTTTGCTTCGCGCTTGAGTTGGGTTTCGAGTTTTTTGGAAACAGTCGTCGCGACGTATGCCTTCTTCTCCGCAACTGGCGGGCGACCGGGGCCGCGTTTCACTTTCGTCGGTGCCATTAAATCCTCCTGAAATTGTTAACGTCGATACCAAAGCAAACTTGTGCCGCTTCAATTACTTTATGAAGTAAGGCTTGCCGCATGACTGGCTGACCGTCTGTACCGACTTTGGCGTAGAAAGTTTCCGACGCCTCGTCATGCCAAATCGTCAGCGGCTTTCCGTCTTGGGTCTTGAACTCGACTAATGGATAACTGGATTTCACTTTCCTGCCTCACTCTCAAGAAAAGATATCAAAGCATCTTCCATCGCGTCTTGAACCGCGTCACTAAATTCTTCAAGTTTTTCTATGGCATTTTCGTCGCCGTTCTCGCTGAGGGTCAACCACTCGCGGTAAATTTGCTTTTCTTCTGCAGACAATTCTGACTCCCAAGCGCGGTCCCACTCTGCGCCACCGAAATAGTTGAAAAGTCCGCCGCAGCACCTGTCCATGCGAACAGCGTCCCACTTGTAATACTCGCCAAAACTTTGAAAAATCGCCCGCGCCATACGTGTGTGGGTGTCAGATCTCATAGTTGGCCCTCCGTTTGTCTCCCTTGCCATACTTACATCATACTCTTCGGCATTTCTATAATATTCTTTAATATTATTTTATAAATATTATAACCTGCTGTAACCCTTACCGAATTCTGATGAAATACTTGCCGACGCGCAGGGTCCGCGCCAACCGAACCCGGCCGCGCCTGACCGGCCTACAGATCGACACCCGGACCCAAGGCGGCACCCGCTGCGGGGGCGTCGACAGGAACCGGGCAAGTCTCAACATCCCCAAAATGAAAATGAATGCGAAAATCCCAAACGAGATGGACATCATGGCGACAGGGCCTCCGCAATTGCGGCCGCTTTTTGGCGCAGAGTCTTGGCGATGTATTCGTCTGTCTTGGACGCGACCATGTAGTGCGCCATGCACGTTTCCTTTTGCCCGATCCGGTGAATCCGTTTCAGGGCCTGTTCGTTATCCGAAGGCACCCAAGACAAATCGTTGAAGACGACGTGCCGGGCCTTCGTCAACGTAACGCCTGTCGCCATCGCGCCGATGGTTGCAGAGAGGACTTCGACGCGGCCGTTTTGAAATCTTTCCACGGCATCAGCGCGGGCATAGGCTGGCGTTTGGCCTGTGACGTAAACGGCAGTCTTGAACTCGGCGGCGATCCGCCGCACAGGTTCGACGTGATCAGAGAAGACCAAGACCGGACCATATCCGGAATCCAAGATCGCTTTTACCCTTTCAACTGTCGCTTCAGTTTTGAGTAGGGCTGACAGTGATTTCGCCTTGGGATCAACAAGCCGGCCTTTTTGATACGCCTCAAACTCTTCGAGAAGGTCGGGGACGGGTTTAAGATCGGACAAAACGTATTTTTCAATCAGATCCGGCAAGTCGTGGAGAACATCTTTCGCAAGAAACCTGATCATGCGGCCATTCAGGAGTTGCCTGAATTCCTCAACCTTGTCTGGTTTCAGGTCGTAAAATTTCTCGAACGTCCGCGCGCGCATCTGGACAAGTTCTGTCCGGCAAAAGTGGCGGCAAAAGCCCCGCCAGCGTTTAAACTGAACAGGCATCTCACGCCGCGTCTTCTCATTTGGGTCAAGAGACGTCATTCCGATCAGGGTCCAAATGTCTGGCACCCTGTTTTTGATCGGCGTCCCCGTGAGAAGGAGAAGCCTTTCAGGGAGACACGCGCGCAGCAGGGCCACAAACGCCTCGGTGCGGATCGCCTCAGGGTTTTTCAGATACGCCGCTTCTTCTGCGACCCACATCGGAAACCCGGCGAGGTCTTTTGGCTTGAACTTTGTGAGGATCGAATACGGGAAGTAGGTGACAGGAATTTTTTCTGCCTCAGCCTCCATTTCCCAAACCCGTTCGAGATACTTTGGCCCGAAAACCGCAAGGCGCGAAACACCTGCAGCCTTGGCCGTCCGCATCGCCATCACAGATTTCCCAAGACCCATTTCACAGGCGTTGATGGAATAAGGTGTGCGCAAGTGGAAATCGACGCATGTTTCTTGAAAGGGGTAAAGCTTCCTCATTAATGCCTCGGCCCACGGACAAAGTTTTCGCGTCTATTCTTGCGGATTTTGTACATGCACTCCTTGCACCGCGTGTTGAGCTTGTCCGGGCGTGCGTTATCGCGTGAAAACTCTGTCACGTATTTCTCAGTCTCACAGCCCCTGCAGAATTTCTTGTCTGTCGACTCTGGAAAGGTGTAGCCATTCGCTTTCGTGATTGCCATCGCCTCAACCTCCACAAACTTTGATTGCGGTCTTGGCTTCCGTGAAGGTCTGCCCGTGACACTGTGACCAGTACTTGCACGGCCTAAAGTAGGACATGCAGTTTCCTCTGTTCTTCAGGAAATAATTCGCCGCGATTTCGGGCGAACACGCCGCCGCGAGTTCAATCTTTTGGTTAATGTTGACGCGCGCGGCGTAGTGTTCTTCTACGACAAGGCCAGCTTTAATAACGCGTTTTGGGATTTCAATATCGTAGCAACGGGCAACCTTGGCAAGGCGCGTGGCATACTCGCCGATTGATTCGTCAGCTTTACGCATGATCCGCATCTTGATCGCTGCGCGGTACCTGCACCCTTGAAAGTCCCTCATGTCAAGGCCTAGGAATTCTGCAATGATTGGGGCGTGCTGCGTGTAAAGGGTCATCTGCAAATCTGTCGGCAGGGTCGGAATCAGGGCGTCAGGGTTCCACGACGCCGCAGTTTTCATGTCGACAATCCACCACTCGCCTTGGGCTGAGGCCATGACAGCGTCAACAATCCCGTAAAAATCTGGCGTGTCGACAACCTTCTCACATGCGAGAACTTTGAGTGCTGACGCTTCATGCGTCCTCTTATACGCGTAAAGCATCGCCCAAATCATTGCCGCCGTGTCAGGGTCTTCCATGGCAAACTCTTTTGCCGTCTCTGCGACGCGTCCAACCGTGACGCCTGCGAGCTCATGCCGCGTGTCTTCCAGAACCTTGTGAAAGATCTTGCCGACTGTTAACGCCTCAGTGTCGTCTTCAGCGTCTGGATCGGCTGGGGCCTCGACGATTTTTTCAAGGAAGTATTTCCGTTGGCACGCTTGGTAGAGTTTAAAAGACGAAGGACTCAGGCCTCTGCTAGGTTTTTTCATCTGTAAATTTTCTCGCGTGAGAGTTTTGGAAAAGCCCCGCCGACTTATGCCGACGAGGCTTCCGAAGGGGGACGCTTACATGATTGTCGAAAAATCGTCGTCAGACGGTGGCGGAATGTCCGCGTCCGTGTGTGCGGGTGCTTCCTCGCCAGCGATAAACAACTCGAAGTTGTGGGCTTCTTTCCCAGCCATCGCGCCTTTGGTCAGTTTCGCCTTGCCTTGGTAGACGACGCGGCACTTGTCGCCAGTCTTAAGATACCTGTCAACGAGGTAGTTAAGTTGGCCGCTTGAGTTAAGGACAGTCTCTCCGCCGTGGTCATCCGAGAAGACGTGAATCACGCCAAACTTGCCTTGTTCGGTTCCGATGAACTCGAGGCCGTCGACCAATACCGATCCAGCTTCGCACTCGCTATACTTGAAATACTTTCTTCCGCCGACTTTCTTCCACATCGTGCCTTTTCCTTTCATGGCTATTTGTGGTTAGTGAATGATCTTTACCTTAGATAAAATTTAAGAGAAATATTTTTTGTATCGGGCAAGTTGTTTTTCAGCCCCTTCGGCGACGTATCTTCTGTCTCCACCCCAAACTTTAGCATCCATCCGAACTTTACGAGTCTCGCCAAACGCGGACATAACTTGCGCGAAAGCAAGGTTCATAAGAAATTTTATATCTTCAACACACTTTTCTGGGTTTCTTTTACCTGTCTCACAGACAATAGAATCGTGAACAGTGAAGATAACGCATATTTTCGCCTGCAAAAGGTTCCTTACGGCCTGCCTCATGATAACGGCCCCGTGACCTTGGATCGGGAAATTACCAACGCTTCTCATATTGTCATTGTGTGGACCCAACATCCAACCATCCGACAATTCAAGATGGCCCGCCGTTTGGTATTCTTCGATTGTTTTTTTCTTCCACGCCGCGTAGTCGGGATAAGCTTCATAGAACTTGTTAATCAGAGATTGTGCCTCTTCTTCAGTCTTACCAATTCTTGGGGCGAGACCTTTGGCGGACATGTCATAAGAGACCCCGAGGACGATACCTTTACAAAGTTTTCTCTGATCTTCGTAATCCTTTCGTTCGCCGTCTCTCGGAACTAGACCAGCGTCCTTCGCAAACGCAAGGTAAACGTCTCCAGACTCATAAGCATCCATCATTTTCTTATCCTGAGAAATAATGGCCGCAATCAAAAACTCTTGGGACGAGTAGTCCACTTCGATAAGGAAACTCCCCGGAGGAGGGTGGACAAAGTAACGCATCCACTTGGCTTTGAGAAACATAAACCCCGTCGCTGCGGGTTGACTCCGCGACGTCTGGGATCCGTAAATTCCAAAGTGGGGGCGAACTCTCCCGTCTGATCCGAGAAAGTCCCAAAAAGTCTTTTTGCGTTTTGACCCCTCACGCGGAGGGAGAAATCCATTTAGGGATTGCTTTGTACTCAAATACTCTCTGAAAGCCACACCGAAAGAAGTTTCATCGACTGCTTTTTTAAAGTCCCCAAAAGCATCCTTAGATATTGAAAGTTCGCCTTTGGGCGTCCGCCGCCAAGTCTTAATCCCCTTTTCCGCGACAAACTTTTCAACCCACTCTTTGACAGCTTTCTGGTCCATCGACCCATCGGCGCGAAAAGCCCAGACGCCAGAATCGTTAACCGCCTTGGCCGCGTCGGCCATGATCTCCTTTGACGCGGCGGCAAACTTTTTAATTTCGCCGACGTTTACGGGGTAACCACGTCGGACCATGTGGGCCGTGTCTATGGAAAAATTACCGCGATTTAAAGCATCATTAAACCAAGTCCGCCTTTTCCCACACAACTCATAGTGTCTGGAGATCGTCTTGAGAAGATCGTATAGGTGGGTAATGTCCGACTCGTTATATTTAAGAATTTCATCTTTGTGGTGTTCTATTTCTTCGGCGTCTCCTCGGATGATGATCCCTCGGATTCTGTCCTTTTCCTCAGTGTCAATTTTGACGCCAAGGAGTTTAAAACACGCCGCAGCAAGGGAATATTCTGGTTTGTGGTGTTGTGTGTCCTCACCCTCACTGGCCACCACTTCCCATTTATTTGGCGGAGGGGTTGTCTTGATGACTTCGCCGCCTATATACTGCTCGCCATAACTCAGGAAGTGATTGCTGTTGAGAATGTTTCGGTATTCAAGATAAATGTCTATGGACTTGCGAAACGCGTTTAATTTTAAAGGGCCTTCTTTTAAAAATTTATAGTCCGACCCATGTTCCAAATAAGGTTCCAACGTCAAAATCGCGCGCATCTCTGCTTCCAAAACGTAGGAAACAAGAATGTATCCTAGCTCCAAACAGCCATAAATCTTGTTAATTAATGCCTGTTTGTTTTCGTAAATTTGATCGCCTTGACCGTGTAACCACACAGTCCCTTTCTGTACAATCTTTCCGCCTTCACCCAACGCCCACGCGCACGAGACAAGTTTCAAATCAGGTTCAGAGACGCCTGTGAATTCAAAATCCAAAAACAAAAATTTCATAAGACACCGCCAGAATGGTTCAGGTCAAAACTTCGGATGGGGTTTCTGCCACAGGTAGAGACCCGATGGAATTAAGTTCCTCTGGACGAAACCCGAGGTTGAGATCCTTGGCGGGTTTGAAAGTCCACCCACCCGCAGCATTCGCAAAAACTTGACCTAGGTTTTTGTTGGAGTCGGCAAAAAAGTCTGTGATAAAATCTGATACCTCATCAATAGTCATGTTAGCCGATCGCGCTGCCTCACCCTTCATATTAAACGTCTTTGAGTTAAACTCCTCACCCAAGTGACAGGCTTTAAGAAACCTTTCGTGTCGGTATCTCTTATACTTGTTCAGACAGACCCTGTTGAACTCAGCATTTCTGACAACTCTACGCGAAGAACCTTCGACGTAATTTCTGAGGAGGTAATCCGCTACTGAGTTAAGGAACTGAGGATTGTAACTTTGACTATTTTCATCTGACCAGTCTTTGAGTGTTATAATTTGTTTTTCATCCATGTCCCGAATAGTGATTTCGTCGCGACGGAGTTGAGGGGTATTAAACCTCCTGTCCTTAAAAGTGAAATGGACTTTTTTTACATGGTTGATTGCCGACATTATCGAAACAAAGGATCGGATATTCTTTTCAAGGTTTACAAACTTCTGTTCCGCAGCAACGTAGTCATTAAGATACGCTTTAATCTTTTCGACGACGCCTTCGGTGATAGGGACTTCATCCAAAAATAGGTAGGCCTTTTTAAACAAACCCGAATCAAACCGCGTGTCACCCATTTTCTGCGTGGTTAGCATCCAGTTGTCGCGGCCGACCAGCCCCCCGATAATTTGCGCCAGCGTTGTTTTCCCCGTCCCCGGAGTGGAAATCATAACCAGGGCCGTTTGGGCTTTGTGATAAAGGCAGTCCCTCATAAATGATTCAATTGTGTTGCGGTCTTCACCTGTCAGACAAAGTTTTTTCATAAACTCGTCATAAAGGTTGAAGGAGGCGGGTATGACTTCGATCGTTTTGGGTTTGAGGGTTTCGTCACTTGTCCAAGGCGGGGGTGCCCACTCATTCACGTAAAGCATGCCATCCCGCGAAGAGATAAACGGGGAGCGGACACTGTACTCTATGGTGGCGATCTCTGTATGATCGACGATAAAACTGTGTGCGAAGTTCGTTTTTTTGAAGAGGGACGACAGGGAAGACTTGACCGCCTCACAAGATAGGGTCAGCTTTTGACCTCGACAAACTACGATCGATTTGTCGCCGTGAATGTTTCGGTAAATCTTGGTTTCCCTCAAAGGGAGATCGGCCCCCGCCCCAAACAGACTTTTGGTATCTAGGATCTCATCCACCATGGCCGCCTCTGCCTCTGCGGTTTCGTCTGCTTTGGCTTGGATGAGCCTTTGGGTCAGGTCCGACGCGATTTGAGCGGCAAATTGGTCCAAGTCCTCAACCCCTCCCGGTTTGGGGTATCCGAGGGTCAGAAAGAAGAGTTTGGCAGGGTCTTGGATACTTGTTTTTTGGAACTGAAGTTTATTCAGTTTCAGAGAGAACTTTGGGCCATGGTCTTTGAGGATTTTACTGGAAAAGGAGACAACAACAGAAGACACGAAAACCTCCGCTCGGAAAACTCAGATTTTGAAAACACGGCTACCTGAACCGAACTAAACCACAAAAAATTTGGCCCGTGAACAGAAAAATCCGGTCACGGGCCTATTAGGTAGTCTGTTCTCAACCTGAGTTCAGGCGGAGTAGGACTCTCAAAATATGTCAAACCCCTTTCGCGCAGTCAACCTGTTTTAAAGGTTTTAACCCCTCCCAAACCTAAAGTTATCCACAGGTGTGTACTTTTGGTTACACCGTTTTACTATAGTGAAAAACCACTATATCGCACCTGGAAAAATCGTTCACGAGTTCTGAACAATAGCCAAAAAAGGGCCTTTGTTAAGACTGGTATGAACAATCGCAAAAAAGTTTATGAGAACGTTTTATGCAAAAAACTGTGCATAAACAGCCGAAAACTGCATAAAACTGTTTATTTTTTAGTCAAAACCTTACACACGCAGGGTACTATCCTCTCTCCTCAAAAAGAAGAGTAGAGAAGAGAGTTTATTTTTATAGTAAAAGTGAAAAGGCGTTTGCAGTGTAGGGTCGGAAGGGGTCTGCCTATTTTTTAGGCAGCAAATGTGAGGCAGAAAAATGGGTCAGGTTTATAAAGTTTTTATTGCCACCGCGGACCCGTGTCTCTACGCTCTCACCTTATGACATCAAAACTAGTCATAGGTATCGACCCGGGAAGAACGGGGGCGGCGGTTGTGGTTTCAGTTGAAACCCTTCGCCCGCTCAAGTGGTTCACGTTTGACGTCGGCGGGCCCTGGGGGTGTCTCGACAAGCTGACGGCCGTCTACAACATCCACGAGTTGACGGTCTTCATTGAAAAGGTCGGGGCGTCCCCTCAGATGGGGGTTGTCTCAGCGTTCTCATTCGGCAAGTCCTTTGGCGAGATCTTGGGCTATCTTGCCGCCTACGAAGTCTTTCCGACCCAAGTCGCGCCCCAGACGTGGCAGACTGTGGTCGATATTCCGGCCAAACTGGACGAGCCGGCCAAGGAACGGACGCGGCGTTGGGTTGAGAGTCGAGGGTATCGCGCGATGTTTACCCCGCCAGCGTGTAGAGTACCCCACAGCGGCCTTATGGACGCATACGGGATCGCCGTTTACGGGGCCAAGGTCTTGGCCGGTGAGATCGAACCGCCCAACACAGAGGCCAAGAAACCCCGCCGTCGGGCAATCTCATTCTAGACTCCAGTCAGCCAAGGTTTCCGGTGAGGGACAAAGATCCGCGCGCCAGAACGCGGGGCCTTGGTCTGCAGGTGACAGTGCTTGGGCGTGTAGATCGGGGATTCCATCCACAGCCCATACTTTTCAAGACGTCCCTCGTCGGCAAACCACTTCTTGATCCGGCCGTCTGCGTCGGCAAGGTCTACGGCCTCGCAGCTTATATGAAGTGATCCGACTGCGCCGCCGATCTCTTTGTTGATCCCCTCAGGCCTGTAACCGGATGTCACGATAAAGGGGACGTCCAAAACGGCCCGGACTTTGTTCAGGATTTCAAGCAGGTGTCTCATATTGATACGCTGCTGAGGCGTCAGGGGCCAAGTTTTGTCACGTCCCTTCAGATACTCGTTCTCGGTTACGAATACTTTCATGGGTTGCCCTTTCAATTGGTCTTTGAGAAGATGATCCCACGACACCCCGTCAACTCAAAGAGGCCTACAACGATGCCAAGATTTTTAGCCTTGATCGCGGTCCTTCTTTTTGCACTCGACTCCTACAGTTTGATCGCCAAAGACAGCCAAGACGGCAAACCCCGCCCAACCGATTGGGACGAGATTACGGGCGAGCCGATCTACCTCCTGCGTGATCTCGGCGTCCACGCCGACACGATGGTCTATAACGGCACGCGTTCAAACGCGGACGAGTTTGAGCCGATGGGCTGGATCGGTAACTGTACGGGCACGCTTGTCGGCCCCCAAGTCCTCTTTACGGCTTCGCACTGCGTCTCCACAGGTAGCCGCATCACGTTTTCCCATAGGGGTAGTGGTCAACAGATCTCGGCGGTTTGTACGCGGCACCCGGCATATAACACCCGCACCGTGTACAACGACTACGCTTTTTGTAAACTGGCCGCGCCCGCGCCGGCGGGTTCGCAGATGGCCTCGTTTGATATTGCTCTTGGGGTGGCGGCGAATGAGAAACTCCTGATGAACGGCCTCGGCGCGCCTAACGTCCGGACGCATTACTGGGGTTCAGGCGTCGTCCGCAACGTTTCGGGTCAAGACATCGTCACCTGCGGCCCGTCGAACTTGGGCGGCGGCGACTCGGGCGGATCCCTCCTGCGTTGGTCGGATGACCGGAAGAAAACGGCCAAGTTCAAAGTCGTGGGCGTCAACTCCAGAGGCGGTGGGGGATGTTCTTACTTCAACCGCACCAATCATCCTGAGTTTATCTCGTTTGCCAAGGCATATGAGACGAACAACAACGTCAAGCTTTGTGGCGTCTCACTTGATTGCGGCGCGGACGCTCCGCCTCCGCCGCCAGAACTGCCTGAGGCGTGTAAAGCTAACGCAGAGAACCTGAAAACGATCCGTGAATGTATTAACGGTAAGGGTGCTGCAGAGCTTTGCGGCAAAGCCTTGGCCGCCTTGGACGCTTGCTATGCGGAGGTGATCAAATGAGACGTTTTCTTGTCGCTTTGATGCTTATGGCCTTCGTCACCGCTTGCGGCCAAGACGGCAGTGACGGCACCGACGGGAAACCGGGCGAGCCGGGGCCTCCCGGACAACCGGGCGAGCCCGGTGAACCCGGACCTGCCATGTGCGTCGGTGCGGGGGCTGCAGTTGAAACGTGGGCAGTCTGCGTTGACCCGAAAGTCGGCAAAGCGGTCGATAAAGACCTGTGCCGCTACGTCCGCAACGTCGTCTCAGAATGCCTCACAAAACTCTACGGAGAATAAACTGATGATTCGCTTTAAAGCACCCGGTATGGTCTTCTGGAAAACGGTCCTGTTTCCGGTCGAAGTTGTCGAGAACGCCAAAGGCCAAGTCGTGATCAAAAGTAAGTTCCGGACGATCGTTTTGCCGGCTGCCACACTTCTCATCTTCCGTGGCAAGTCGCAAAAGTTTCTAGCCGCCCGGGCTGAATAATATACAGGGTTTTATGCAAGTCGAAAAAGTTAAGATCTCGTCGTTGGCGTTTGACCCTTCGAACGCCCGCAAGCATTCCGACAAAAACATTGAAGCGATCAAAGGCTCGCTCGCCAAGTTCGGCCAGCGCAAGCCGATTGTCATCCGGGGCGGCGTCGTGATTGCCGGCAACGGCACGTTGGCTGCGGCCAAGGCGTTGGGCTGGGAAGAAATTGAAGTCGTCCGCGCTGATGACTTGTCCTCGGTGGATGCGACCGCTTTCGCTCTTGCGGACAACAGGACTTCGGAACTTGCTGAGTGGGATACTGACGTCCTTAGTGAAAGCCTCAAAAGCTTGCTAGCTGAGGATTTCAACATCGAAGACATTGGCTTCGACAAAGACTTTCTAAAGGTTGAGCCAGTCGCAGGTTTGACAGATGGGGACGACGTACCGGAGAACGTGGAGACACGTTGTAAGCCGGGCGATTTGTGGATTTTAGGAAGTCACAGGCTGCTGTGTGGTGACTCGACGAACGTACAGCATGTTGAAAGACTGATGAATGGTGAGAAGGCGGATATGGTGTTTACGGATCCGCCGTATGGGATAAGCGAAAAAACAGACCGAGTTGAGAACGTAAAGACATTTAAAAAGCAGGGTGTTGCAAAAAAAGGAAAATATAAACCCATTGCTGGTGACGACTCAATTGATACGGCAATGGCGGCTTGGCACCTTGCGTCATCTTTAAGTGACACAGTGGTGTATTGGGGCGGCAACTATTATAGTTTGCCGCCAAGTGCGTGTTGGATTGTGTGGGATAAAAGGGTTGAGGAAAAACATACAGATATAAACAGTGACGCCGAATTGGCTTACGTTAAACACCCGCACAAAAAATCGGTAAGGCTGTTTCGTCACCTTTGGAAGGGCATGATAAAGGCGAGTGAAAAAGGTCAATCAAGGGTTCACCCAACTCAAAAACCAATTGCTTTAGCCGAATGGTGTTTCTCAGAATATGGGGATCCTAAAACTGTTTTAGACCTATTCCTCGGCTCCGGCTCAACGCTGATCGCCTGTGAAAAGACAGGCCGCAGATGCTTCGGTTTAGAGATCGATCCCGGCTACTGCGATGTTATAATTGAACGATGGCAAAAATTTACTGGGAAAGAGGCGGTGCTAAGTGAGTGATACACCGAAGCCAAAAAACAAAGGCGGCCGTCCACCGATTGAGATCGACTGGGAAGAATTTGACAAACTTCTCCTGATTCACGCGACTCTTAGAGAGGTTGCTGGATGGTTCAACTGCAGCGAAGATACTATCGAACGCGCAGTTTTAAAGAAATTTGGCATGGGTTTTGCGGATTATAAAGACCAAAAGGGTGCCAAAGGTAAGATTTCTATACGTCGTAAGCAATTTCAAACAGCGATGGATGGAAATATTGCAATGCTTATCTGGCTTGGAAAAAATTGGCTTGGTCAATCAGATTCTAAGGATGATAAGCCGTCTGATAATGAAGACGATAACTTCTTTAAGCTGAGCTACCGTGAGTGAGACAGAGACGCTGAAAAGTCGCCCGACTTTTTGTGCGTTCTCGCCTGACGTCATCCCCTATCAACGCCGCGTCTTGGACCTTATCCGTGACTTCGACTACGCCGAGGGGACGCCTGAGATACTTCTCTCAGGGTCGTATGGGTCTGCCAAGTCGACACTGATGGCTCATCTTGCAATCCGTCACTGTCTGAAGTTTCCAGGCGCGCGTGTGGCAATTGGCCGCCGCGCCATGCCAGACCTTAAGCGTACAATCTGGCGCGAAATCCTTGATCACATCGCAGAAGACTTTATCGAAGGTGTCCACTACCGCATCAACCGGTCAAGTAACACGCTGACGTGGAAGAACGGGTCGGAAATCATTTCGGTTTCGTGGGCGGATCAGCTTTTTGCCAAGTTCCGCTCGCTGAAACTGTCGATGCTCGTCGTCGAGGAGATCGTCGAGAATGATGAGGACGATCAAGAGGCGTTTCGGCAACTCAAAGCCCGTCTGCGGCGTCTGCCAGACGTCAAGGAAAACGTCTTGATCGCTGCGTCCAACCCGGACGCGCCTTCGCATTGGGTCTACAAGTATTTCATCGAAGGCGCGGCCAAGTATCCGACGCGGTTTGTCTTCTACTCCAAGACGGAAGACAATCCCTTCATCGACCGCACCTACGTCCGCCAACTCAGGCAAGACTTGTCACCGAAAGAGGCGCAACGCTACCTCGACGGCCTGTGGATTGAGATCTCTGGCGAGGTCATCTACTACGAATACTCACGCGACAGAAACTATTCGACCCTGCCGTACACGGTTGACCCGTTGCGGCCGGTTGTCATCTCGTTTGACTTCAACATCGGCCATGGCAAACCCTTGTCCTGTTGCCTGATGCAAAACGTTAACGGGCATTTTCATGTCTTCGCAGAAGTCGTCATCGACGGCGCAAACACTTGGAACGTGATGGAGGAGTTGGAATCGCGCCAACTTCTCCGGCCTGAGTGGAATTTTGTCGTCTGCGGGGATGCTGCTGGCAAAAACAGGGACACGCGGTCTTCGCGGTCGGATTATGAGATCATCACGAAGTTTCTGTCGGATAGGGCCTTGCGCTACACCTTCGCCGTCCCTGCAGCAAACCCGCCTATCAGACTTAGGCACAACCGCGTCAACGCCTACTGCCGCAACTCTCTGGGCGAGTCGCGCCTGACGGTTTACTCAACCGCACCGACGGTGGACGAGGGTCTTAGACTTGTTAAGCTTAAAGAAGGCGGGCAGTATCTTGAGGACGACTCAAAACGCTATCAACATGTCACCACGGCCCTTGGTTACGCTATAGTATTTCTATCGGCACAAGAGGCGCGTGGGGCCAGCACGTCGCGTCAACTCTAAGAGGACATTTAAACAATGCTTACACCTAAAGACGTCCATCAGCTTGCCCTCGACCACGCGGCCTACCTTGGGCATCAGCATAAAATGCTCGACATTCTCGAAGGAAATTTAACGTCTTACATCCTTGACGACTTAAAGGCGCAATTGTCGCTGCAGTCTTTTATGCAAGTTGCTCACAGGATTTCCCCAATTAATATCCTGCCAAAGATCATCGACAAGCTAACACACATCTACCAGACGGGCGTATCGCGCCGGGTTGAGGGCGGGACAGAGACAGACGCGGAACTTCTCGCTTGGTACGAGAAAGAAGGCAGTATCAACGTCTCGATGAACGACTCGAACGAGTTTTTCAATACCTGCCAGTCGTCACTGATTTACCCCTACACGTATAAGGGCAAGCCGAAACTCCGCGTGATCATGAACGACAGGTTTATCGTTTACTCCAACGACACGATGAATCCAGAAATCCCGACCGACGTCATCCTTCTCGCCGGCAAAGACAGTAACGGGAAACAACTCTACTGGGTTTGGAGTGCAGACGGGTTTTACGTATCCGACTCAGAGGAAAAACGTCGGCCTGATATCATGTCTGAGATGGGTAACGTCGACGGCGTCAACCCGTTTGGGGTTTTGCCGTTCGTTTACGTTAACGGGTCGCGCAACAGGTTGACCCCGCCAGCAGATGTTGACACGTACCGGATGGTTAAGCTTGTCCCTGTCATGTTGTCAGATCTTAACCTCGCGGCGATGTTTCAGGCCTTCTCCATCGTTTACGGGATTGACGTTTCGGACGAGAACCTGAAGTTTGCGCCCAACGCCTTCTGGAATATCAAGAGTGACCTTACCTCGGACAAGAAACCCGAGATTGGCACGATCAAGCCGACGGTTGATTATCCGCAGGTCTTGAGCTTGATCGAGTCGGAACTGTCGATCTGGCTCGGCACAAAAGGTATCCGCGCCGGCGCGGTTGGCTCCTTGTCAGACGAAAACTTCGCATCGGGAGTGTCCAAGATCATCGACGAGATGGATACATTTGAGGCGCGGCAGAAACAAGTCGAGATCTACACCAAGGCAGAGCATGACCTTTGGATTTTGATCACGAAGCATATGCACCCTTACTGGCTGCAAACTGGTCAACTCGAAGGAGTCACGGCACAGTTTAGCGTCGGCGCAGAGGTCGTGACAAAGTTTCCTGTCCAGTTGCCAGCACAGGCACGCGGCGTCGCGGTCCGGGACGCCAAAGAGGAGTATGCGGCAGGGTTTATCACACGCAAACACGCCATCATGAGGCTCAACCCTGAGATGTCTGACGAGGCGGCGGAGGAATATATCTCTGAAGTGGACGCAGAGCGCGGCATTGGCGTTGCTGAGGAAGTCCCAGACGTTGCAGCAGGCGTCACAGGCGGCTTGGCTGCAGACGTGCAACAGCTATCCTTGAACGGCGCACAGGTCGAATCGATGCTTGCCATTGTTGAGAGGGTAAGTCTCGGTCAGTTGCCGAAAGCTGCAGCCAAAGCGATGATTTCTGCAGCCTTCAACGTTGACAGCGCGACTATTTCCGCGATTGTGGACCCCATTATCGTGAGAGGCCAAGACGATGCCAGCGAAACACCAGAAGATCGACCTGAGCATTCCGAAGAGTCTGACGAAGAGGGAGAGGATTGAACTGGCGGATCTTGTCATCGAACACATTGTTGACCGGACGCAGCGGGGGCGTGACAAAGACGGCCGCGCATTTCCGCGTTACTCGAAGGAATATGCTGAATCTCTCGACTTCAAAAACGCCGGCAAGTCCAAGGGTGACGTCAACCTAACCATGTCAGGCGACATGCTTGCCGCGATTCAAGTCTTGGACGACGCTCCGGGCAAGATTCGCATCGGTTTCGAACGCGGCAGCGACGAGAACGCCCGCGCCGATGGAAACATCCGAGGCACTTACGGGTCGGACACGCCCTCGCGTAAAAAGGCGCGCGACTTTCTTGGGATCAAGCCGGAAGTCCTGTCTAAGCTGATCGAGAGGGTCAAAAAAGATGGCGAGTGAGGCGCAGAAATCTCTCGCAGACTTTTTTGACAGGCTGGAAAAGGCGGTCAAGTCTACCGCATCGGCGCAGGCGAAGAAGTTCGTCGCTCAAAAGGCGGTTGAGATCATCAGACGGCGCACCTTGCTCGGCGGTTCCGTGTCAGAATTCTTGGGCAGGCGCGGAAAGCTGAAAGCGTTATCTCCACGTTACAGGGAGTTTCGGACCAACTTCGACCTGCTTTCCAACAAGACTACGCCCAACAAGTCCAACTTGACGCTGACAGGGCAGATGCTTGACTCTTTACGGGTCAAATCCGTCCGGGCTGACGAGATCATAATCGGGCCAACTGGAAGCAGAAACGACTCGGATTTGACAAACGCCCAAGTCGCAGCGTTTGTCGAGGAGCAAGGCCGCCCGTTTCTCAACCTGTCAGATTTGGAATTTAAACAGCTTCTGAGAATTTACCGCCAACAGTTTACGGACTTGCTCAAACGCGCCCGCGTCAGCTATCGTCCGAGGTAGTCAATTTGACAACTCATATTGAAGGGAGTCATACTTTTTATGACCGCACCAAATCCTACTGGGGTTGCGCCCCAGACTCCGCCGGTTGCGCCGGTTGAGACGCCCGAAACACCGAAACCTGAAACTGTGACGCGCGATGCTTACGAAAAGGCTGTCGAACGCGAGAAGAAGTTGAAAGAACAACTTCGCGCCTACGAAGCTGAGAAAGCTGAACGCGAGAAAAAAGAACTCGAAGCACGCGGCGAGTATCAAAAAATCGCTGAGCTTGCCAAAAAAGAGGCGGAAGAACTCCGCCAAAAGTTGGCAGCCGAAGAGGAAATGAAACTCCGCGCGCGAAAGTTCTCTGCAGTCTTGAAAGGTCTTGGCACGTCGGTTGAGGATAAATGGTACTCAGTTTTGGGCGACTACATGGATGAAGTCCGCGTCAATCCTGAGACTGGTCAAGTTGAAGAAATGAGTATCACTCCGGTTGTGGCCAAGATTAAAGAGTCTTGGCCTGAGATGCTTAAAAAAACACCGGTCGGCGTCCCCAACGGCGCGCCCGCTGGCGGGAATCCATCGATCATCACGCGTGCTGAGTGGCTTAGGCTTCCAGCCAAAGAGATGAAAAAATGGAAACCCGATCAAATTAAAGAAGGATGACATAAATGTCAGTTACGAAACTCGCAGAAGTCGCAGATCAAATCCAAAAATATTGGTCGCCCCTGTTCACCAAGCAACTCCGTGAAAGCCTCCTCCTCGGCGGCCTCGTGGACAAGCGTTACGAAGGCGCAATCACCAAAGGCGGCGACACCGTCCGCGTTTCTCAGGTGAACGCCCCTACAGGTCAACTGTTGACCGTCGGAACCGACGCAGACAGCTTCGACACTGAAGCCGTCAGCACAAACTTTGTGGACATCAAAGCAGATAAGCGCGCCGTCGCTGCCTACGAGTTCGAAGACCTCGTGTCCCTGCAGAGCCAAATCGCTATGGAAAATCCTGAAGTGATGGAGTCCCTCCGCTACGCAATGGCTAAGCAGATCAACGACTACCTGTACAGCTTGACCGCACCGTCGACGTCTGCCCCTGACCATGTCATCAACAGCGTGACGGACTTCAACGCAGCGCAACTCGCTGCAGTGCGTCTTCTCGCCGCTCAAGCCAAGTGGCCAAACGACGGCCAGTGGTACTGTATCGTCGACCCCAGCTACTACTCCGATCTCCTGAACGCACAAACCCTTGTGAGTTCGGACTTCGGCGCGCAAGATGCCCCAGTTATCGGCGGCCAAATCGCGCTGCGTCGCTTCGGCTTCAACACCCTTGAAGACAACAGCCGCGCAACAGATAAAGCACTCATCTTCCACCCCAGCTACCTCCACATGGTCAGCCAGCCGGAAGTGCAAGTGAAAATTTCGGACATGCACTCGTCGAAGAAGTTCGGCATGGTGATGTCCGTCGATATGGTCTTCGGTGCCAAGCTTGGAATCGAAGGCTCCAAGAAGCACATCAGCGTCGTCGCTGCAGCTTCTGGTTCGTAATTTTGAGGGGCGGTTATGATCGAGTTCACAAGTCTCAACCCATATCAGGAGATCAAGGCGATTGTCGCCGAGTCTCCTGAGGAGTTGACAAGAGTTCTGCGCTCGATCATGACCCCTTTCAAAATCGTTGCTATGACTTCATACGGAACGCGGCAGGTCGCTTACATAACGGGTCATCTGCCGCCCACAAAACAAAAGAAATCAAAGGAAGATAAAAATGCCAGCAAAGAAAATCGGACCTGAATTCATGGTCGCAGAAACCCTCGTCCGCAAGACGTGGGAATTTGCAGTCGACGGCGGAGCAGTCGGAACGGTTGAGCTCTTCGAAGCTGACGGCGACGTCGTGTTGACCCACTTCCACGCTTACGTCAAGACAACTTGTACGTCTGGCGGATCTGCGACGGTTGCTCTCGGTATCACCGGAACGACCGACCTGTTCGTCAACACGACGGAGGGTGCAGTCGCCAACTTGACCGCCAACGCAGTCTTGAAGCCGAACGCACTTGCTGACTTGCCTACCCGTTTGGCAAGCGGAAGCAAAGTTCTGATGACAATCGGAACTGCAGCTTTGACCGCAGGCAAGATCGAAGTTGTTGTCCAGTACATGGCAGCCTAACAAACCGTGGGCGGGGTCTTTCGAGGCCTCGCCCTGTCTTTTTCAAGGTGAGACGTGGCCCTTTCGCCTTCTATAAACGACCGGGAATTTGCCAAGTTTACAGAGACCGGCGACGGCACATCTGTTCGCGTGACTCTTTCCGGAGGCCTCGCACCTGAAAAGTATGACCGGGTGGACATTACCTACCCGACTTCGACGACTGAAGTTTACGACTTTAAACTGAGTGGCGACACTGTTGCAGTCATCACCTTGACCTATGCAAGCTCTGCAAAATCTGAACTCGTTTCCGCAGTGAGGTCGTGACATGCCTTGGCGGTTTAACCCGTTCACTGGAAACTTGGACTTCACAGAAGCTGGCGGGACAGGTGGTGGCGGTGCCGTTGACTCCGTCAACGGGGAGACTGGAGACATCACCATTGAAGGTGGTGGCGGCGTGACCGTGGAGACTTCAGCGGGTACGATTACAATAAAAGCAAACGCATACTTCCCAGCGGGGTGGTAGTGTGGACGAAAATAGAGCATTGAGAGAAGATCCGGTGGGGCTTTACCGGTATTACATGGACAGAGTTTTAGAGGGGCTACCTCTTACTCAAGACCAAATCATTAAGTTCGCTTACGTCGAACAAGTCGCAACGGGGGCGCAGTCATGAGTTTCAGCAACGCAGCAGAAACAGCCATTTTGGATTACATCTTCAAAGGCACCAACGTCGGCTGGGATGGCAACACCAACCTCTGGCTCGCCCTTCACACGGCAAACCCCGGTGAGGCGGGGAGTGCTACCACAAACGAAGCGACCTACGGTGGATACGCCCGCGTCGTCCTTACCCGCGCTTCGGATCTTACCGTGTCTGGGGCTACCGTTGAGAACGCAAACCTTGAGCAGTTTCCAGTTTGCACGTCCGGAACAAACACTGTCACGCACGTCTCTATCGTGACTTCGGCGTCAGGTGCAGGGGATATTATCTGTTACGGTGCTCTTAACTCGTCAGTTAACGTCGCGACCGGTATTCAGCCGCAATTTGCTGCTGGGTCTCTGGTCTTTACGCTGGACTAATCATGACGATTGGTAGTGTCAAAGATATCGTCGATTACAAAGAGCTTGGCAAAGAGACGGTATTTACATTTAGAAAAGTTCCAGTTCCTGCGACAACAGGAGGGGTCTGGGTTGACACGACCATTTCGCCCGGTAACCCGTCACCGTTTTATTACGCGAGCGAGCCTCTCGTAGCTGCGACTGTTGATTCCTCAAGAGGTGGGATACGCCACGGAAACGCTCCGGCACCTGCCAAGAAATATTTGAAAGACTTTTCGTTTATCGCGTCATCTTTTGCGGGCGGTGTTGGGTATTTCATCCTCTGCGACATTCTTATGTACTACCCGTTCATTGCAGAGGATACGAACGACGCGCAGGTAATGGTAAACGACGTTTCTTTGACGAGATACACTGACGGCAACGGCGTTAAGATTATGCCTGTCACCGTTGCGCAACATTCTGTTGGTAACATCCCTTTCGTCGTGACCTACACCAATCAAGACGGCGTGCCGGGACGTCAAACTCCGCCACATACTCTGACGAATGCAAGCTTCTTTACCGGAACCATATCGACAAGTAACGCCCCAGCCACGGGCGGGCTGGCATCAACCGCAGTCCCTTTCATGGCGTTACAGTCCGGTGACTCGGGCGTGAGAAGTATCGAGTCGGTACAGTTTACAAGTGGCTCAGACGTGGGGCTGATCACTCTTGTTCTGGTAAAGCCTCTTGCGTCGTTTTCGTTCAGGTCTGCTGCTGCACCCTGCGAAACTTGCTACCTGACAGACCGCAGCTTTGCTATGCCTAGAATAGAAAACAGTGCGTTCTTGAGCCTTATTGGAACCGCAAACGTCTCTTTTGCAGGTCAAGCTCTGCAAGGAACTATCGAAACAGTTTGGGGATAATATGCCGTTTACATCAATGGATGACCTTGTATCAAAAACCGCCGCTGGAAACTTTCAGCGTCTCGACTGGAACAAGCTGTTCCTACCGACAACCGCAGCAGTTGCCGGGGAATGGCACTGCCTCGCCCGTGGCGGCGGTAGCCCTGCGGCAGACGCCCTGTACAACACCGGGACCAACTTGGCGTTCCAGCCTGTTTCAGACACCACGGCCAACGCCGGGACGTTCCAGCATGGCGGGGATAAATCGCCGTCAGCTACGAAGCATATTATCAACGCATCGGCATTTTCCGCCGCTGCGACGGTTAACCCCTGTGTCCTCATGCTTGTCGATCTTGTCGGTTTTTACCGCGTGACCTCTGTCACGACGATCACGGCACAGAGCTTGACAAACACTCTGAGTGTTACGAACAACTTCACGGCGGATGATTCGACGGATCTTCTGACGCACACGTTTTATAACTTGTTTCCCTTAACGCGCGTCCGTCTAACAACCTCTGGAACTTTGCCAGCAGGGCTTGCAACCGCGACCGACTACTTTGTCATTAAAGTGTCTGACACGACATGTCGGCTTGCATCATCATACGCCAACGCGGTAGCGGGGACGTTTATCGACATCACCGACGCAGGCACGGGGACGCATACGATAAACACACTTCTCCCGCGCTACACGTCGGGCGCAGGGCTTCGGGCGTTTATGTGGAATACCAACGCCACGCCCCTGGGTGCTGCAACGCCGAGTTTGTCGATCGGCTATAGAAACTCCACGCAAGATACTGGTAGGGCAACACCTACGGTCTTGCCGGTCGGTAAGACTGCGCCTGCAAACGGCCTAATTCTTTACTCAGGCACAGGCTCGGGTAAATACGGACCGTTCATGCCGATGCAAGGCGCGGACTCTGGGATCTCTCAAATCGATACTGTCACAATCTCTGTCTCTTACGTCTCAGGTGAGTTTTCGATCGGCCTTTGTAGGCCGCTTCTTACAATCCCGCTGACTACTCTTGGCGTTGCGACAGAGCGCGACCTTGTGAACCAACTTCCGTCAATGCCTCGTATCTATGACGGCGCGAACTTGCAATGGCTTCTCTACTCAGGTGTCAACACGCCAACAAACAGCGCGCTATTTGGGCACGTTGATGTTGCTTGGGGGTAATCTTTGGGCCTTCTGACGAACCATAACTTGGCGCACGTTGCCGGCTCCTTTGGGGCTGGGTCTTTGTCTTTTGACAACACTGCGTCAAAGCACGGTTCGAGAAGGTACAACCGCTACTATGGCGAAGGGTTTTTGCCAAAGTCTGCCACTCCGAACGGGTATCTCCATCCGTATTCGCTAATGATGCCACGCATCGCTGGCGGGATTGCCAGCTACAGGCTTTTGGTCGCAGAGCTTGAAAGAACTTCTGCATTACTCGTCTCTGGCTCAGGGCTTGATGCCAGCTTGACAGGGACTCTGACGATAACTCCGCCGCAGCTTCAACTTATTTCAGACATGATTGCCAGTTTGTCTGGCGCACTCAGTCTGACAGATGCGGAACTGTCGGCTTCTGCAAGTTTGCTCGCAGATATCTCAGCGTCCATGACCATCACTGACGCGCAGCTTGGCGCGATCGTCAGCATGCTTGCGTCACTTTTTGGATCTTTGACAAAAACAGACGCAGACAATTTTGCGACCGCCGACATGTCTGCAGACATGACCTTGGAAAATGAGTTCTCACCAACAAAACTTGCTGACGCTGTATGGAATGCCTTGGCTTCGAGTTACAATTTAGCAGGCACCATGGGAGAAAAGCTCAACGCTTCAGGGTCTGCATCAAATCCGTGGACGGAGACGATAGAAAGTACCCTCGACGCGCGAGAAGTATTGAGGATCTTGCTGGCAGTTGCCGCCGGGAAGACCACGATCACGCCCGGCGTAGGCGATACAGCCACAGTTACATTCAGAGACGTGTCCGATTCCAAGGACCGAGTTACGGCAGATATGACAGGCAGTGAAAGAACTTCAGTAACGAGGGACGGAACATGAGCCAAGACCTTCGCGTCATCTATAACGGGGCTGATATTACCAAGGCAGTCGTCGACTTTCGCGCAGGGACTCAGACGTTTCACTATAACGTCGGGGAGTATCTCTACATTGGCTCAGTAATGCCGTTTAACAACCTCTTTTTCGAGGCTCAGCCCCATAACAACAACGCAGCAGTTGCGTCCGTAGATATGTGGTTCGGCCAACAATGGACGCCCGCAGTTGACTTGAGAGACGGAACCAACGGGATGGCAAACACCGGGCGTCTGTCTTGGGCGACGGATAGGCTCAAGGGGTGGGACCGAGAAGAAACTTCAGAGGACGTGACAGGTCTTTCCGCGTTCAAAGTTTACTGGAAGTATTGGGCAAGGCTGTCGTGGTCTGCAAACTTCAGCAACGGAACGACTTTAAAATACATCGGCCAGAAGTTCTCAGAAGACAGTGTCCTTTACACGTATTATCCGGACCTGAACAACACGGACATCCTGACAGGGTTTGCCGCCGGTAAAGCCAACTGGAATGACCAGCATTACATGGCGGCCGAGCGCATCATCGCTGACCTGAAAAAGGGCGATATTGTTATCTCCTCAAGCCAAATCATGGACTGGACCCAGTACGAGGAGGCAAGCTGCCACAAGGTTGCAGAAATCGTTTACAAAGCGTTCGGACAGCCCTACTCGGACCAACTCAAACGCGCCCGCGACGACTACACGGCAGCGATGAACGTCAAATACCCCCTGATCGACGTCACCGGCAACGGCAGCCCCGACCCGATTGAGCGTTGCCTTTCAACAAATTTTATGACGCGGTAACCAGATGCCAGTCAAAATCGAAGACATCCACACGGAACTTTGTAACCTGATCGAGACAGAACTCGTGGGTTACAAACGTTTTCCGAATCCGTATCAGATCGACGCCAACACGTTTATCCACATGACTAAAGGCTACGGCGTGGCCGTTGGCCCGGGCGTGGATACGGAGCGGACCCTCGGCTGTACGTCGTTTTATGAGAGAGTTTTCACGGTCGTCTTGGTCAACAAGATGACCAAACTGCAGAACGACACTGGGTCGCGTGAATTGGTTGAACGTGACTTGCTTGTCGATCATGATACACTGCGAAAAGCAATCTACAAGACGACTCTGGACGGAAACTGTATCAAGGCAACGCTTTCATCTGACAACGGCGTGCAGTTTATCGACGCCGATCTGCAGAAGTTTCTAGCCATGGAGTTGTCTGTAACCATAGAATATCAAGACGCTGTAACCTAAAGGGAGATAGATAGAGATGGCAAACATTACGACGCGCTCAAGTGTCCTCGCTATGAAGGTCGAAACGACCGAAGGAACGCCGGTTCTCCCGACAGCGGGCACCGACGCGGTTGCGATCCAAGACGACTTCTCAATTGAACCTGCGTTCGATGAACTTGAAAACGCAGAGTTGCGGTCATCAATCGGCCCTGCGAAGTCTATCCAAGGCGCAGAAAACCCGACCGTTTCACTGTCCCACTACTTCCGCTCCTCGGGAACCGAAGGCGTCGAAGCAAACTACGCAAAACTTCTCCACGCTTTCCTCGGTGCCAAGTCGACGACCAACACCCAATATGACACCGTTTCTGGCTCCAGCACGTCCATCATCAACGTCGACACGGGCGAGGGTGCAACCTTCGAACGCGGCGAAGGTCTTCTTATTAAAGACGGTACAAACGGTTTCCGCGTTCGCGTCATCGACTCAATTTCTTCCGACGCGCTGACGATTGGCTTTCATTTGCCGACCGCACCTGCGTCTGGCGTAAACCTTGGCAAGTGTCAGCTTTACAAGCCTGCCTCCGAAGGACATCCGACCTATACAGTTGTGAACTACCTCGGCAACGGCGGCGCGATTCAGATGATGAGCGGCGCACGCGTGACTGGACTCACGATGGACTTCAACGCCGGTGAGTTGAACAACGTCAACTACACCCTT